TGCTGCTGGCTTCACATTCACGGCCCAGCACTCCGACACGACCGTTGCTGGTGACGCTGCGGCCATTGTCGCTGCTGATTCGGTTAATGGCACGATTGCCCTGTCTGTCACTGCCGATGGCGATGACAACAAGATAATCGGCGGCATCGGCTATAAGGGCAGCAAGCGTTATGTTCGCATGAACGGCGTTGGCACCACCGGCACCGATGCGACCGTCAAGGTCTACGGCATCCTCAATGTGCCGCACCGCGCTGCCACCACCTTCGTCGGCACCAACGTGGCTGCTACGTAATCTCGAAGGGGCGGTTTCAAAGCCGCCCCTACCTTTCTCACTCCAGCCGGAGATAAAAAATGTCTGATCCGTATTCCAATCATACAATGGGGCTTGAAAGTCCCGCATATCGGCACTTCTCCATTACGCCAGGAGACTCTGATCTTGCGGTTCGTCCTCGCGCTCTTTATGTCAACGCAGACGACAATCTTGTTGTTCGTGATATTGGCGGCGTTGATGTGACATACGCGGTTGTAAAGGGACAAATTCTTCCAATCTGCGCCGTTCAAGTTCGCGCAGCAACCACAGCAACCGTCATTGGATGGCATTGATGGCAAGCCGCATCCAGACAACGAATCATAAGCGAAGTGATACGTTCACCAGGAAAATCATTGTCTCGGATGCGGATGGAGTCGTTGATTTGACCGGAGACACCGTGACTTCTCAGGTCAAAACATGGGACTTTTCGGCGGTTGCTACGTTGACGATTGATACATCTGGGGCGGCGACTGGGGAAATTTTAATTTCCGCTAGTGATACTTCCGCGTGGCCTCTTACTGATGAAGAACGACCACTGATTTGTGATCTTAAAATTGTCAGCGGTGACACGGTTAGAACAGACACATTCGGAATCATCGTTGTCCGTCAGGTTACTGATTAAATGACAGACTTTGGCGCGGAAATAATTAGACTTCGATTGGCGAATGGCGACAATATTGCAAGCCCTCTTGTCGGAAGTGACACCATAATAAACCTAAGTCTTGGCCTTCTCTCATCTACTGTTCTTTATGGACGCAGTTTTTCTCCTGGTGCATTGTTCTCAGCAGGTGAGCAGGGTGCTTGGTACGATCCGTCTGATTTCACCACGATGTTCCAAGACAGCGCGGGGACCACGCCTGTTACGGCGGTGGAGCAACCTGTAGGCCGCATTCTTGACAAATCCGGTCGCGGCAACACCGCATCGCAAGCCACATCTGCCTCCCGCCCCGTGCTGAGTGCTAGGGTGAACCAGCTTTTGGCTACGGCTACGCTGTCTACGCAGAGCGTCACTACACTTGCCGCTACCTACACCCTTTCGTTCAGTGGGGCGGGTACAGTCACGGCATCTGGAACCAACATAGGCGTATATACCGCTGGGTCAAACTCGCTGGTATGTACTGCTGGCACATTAACACTGACTGTAGTTGGGTCAGTAACCTTTGCAGACCTCCGCGTCACCAACGACGGCGTGGGTCTCCCCGCCTACCAGCGTGTCACCACCTCCACGGACTACGACACCACTGGCTTCCCGCTATACCTCCGCTTTGATGGCACAGATGACTTCCTTACTACAGCCTCTATTAATCCCGGTGCTGGAGTTAAAGCACAGATGTTTGCCGGGGTCAGGGTAGAGACACCAAGGTCAAACAATAGTCCAGTATGGCAGTTTGGCGATACTACGACTACTGCGACAGATGCCGTGCTGCGTCTTATTACTGGCGATGGTTCAACAAATTCCTACCGCGCCGTTCTATATGGGTCGGCTCTTAACTTGTCACCGCGCGTTACCAAAGTTGCGCCTTATACAGTTGTGTTTTCAACTCTGTATGACGCCGCCGCAGCAGGTGCAGGTGAAATTTCCTTGAGAGAAAACGGAACGGTCAAGGCAACGGGCTCTGCTACGGATAGTGGGGTGACAAGTTTTGGTTCGCAGGTACTATACATAGGCAGACAAGCTACTGCTACCGGATACCTCAACGGAAAAATTTATAGTTTAATCGTCCGCTTCGGCGCAAACCTTGACGCAACCACGATCAGCGACACCGAAAAATGGGTCAACGGAAAGACGATGGCGTACTGATGGCTTACATTTTCCGCACTCTCATTGTCCCGGCTGACAGCGTTCAGTTGGCCCGTCAGATTGCCACATCCTTTGGCCCCGGCGGCGAAGGTATGTGGACCACACCCTTGTCTGCATCCGACCTAGACCCCGCATCTCACTACATCTCGTCGGGCTATGTGCCGCCCGAGTATGGGTATCTTGTGCCGCTACAGGTCTGGGCACTTGATGAAGATGGCAACTGGGCGCTGGTTAGCAGCGAACCCGGCGATCCAGTGGCGGTCTACACGGCAGCTACAGCGCAAGGCGTTGTTTGCACGCAGCAGGATGTAGACGAACTCTTTGCAACAGTTGATGTCACGCAACAGGAACCATTCGTAGCAATGGGGCGTCTCGGCCTGACCATCATCAACCCGCCAATGGATACATAAGATGAAAGCAACTCTTCTCCATGATTATGCGTGCGCCCCAGAAGGGCATACGATCTTAAGGTTAAAAGCCGGAACAACCATCGAAAGCCCTATTGCAGAAATGGCAATAGCGGATGGTGTGGCAATCGAAATCCAGTCAATCCCTGATCTGGAAACCAAGATCGAAACGCCAAAGAAGAAAGTTAGGAAAGGTTAATCTATGAGCCTTCGCGCCGCCGTTCCGCTTTATCAGTTTCGGGGTTCGGTTCTTACTTCCGCCCCTGCATCCGAGCCGGTAACGGCTGCGGAACTCCGCACGCATCTTCGCACTGATTCGACGGAACTCCCTGACGCGGAGGCGAATACGCTAATCACGGACGCTAGGACCGAGATCGAGAACATGACCGGCCTTGCATTCATCACGCAGTCATGGCGGCTGTCGCTTGATCGCTGGCCCGCTGGTGGCGAGGCCTGGTGGGATGGCGTGCGCGAGATGTCGATCACCGAACTGGCGCGCACCAGCACCATTCAAAGCCTTGCTATCCCGCGTTGGCCTCTTCAATCGATCACATCGGTCACTGTCTACGACGAGGGCAGCAATGCAACGGCAGTCACGGTTGCCAACGTCTTCGACGTTGACATCTACCAGACTCCCGGACGCCTCACACTCAAGCGGGGCCAGACTTGGCCGGTTGCTCTGCGAGCCAATAACGCCATCCAGATCATCTATGTGTCTGGATTCGCCAATGCAGCAGCAGTGCCGTCTCCGATGAAACGTGCCGTCAAGCAGCTTGCGGCTTTCCTCTATAGCAACCGTGGCGATGACTGCGATGCAAGTGATGCCTATGACGCATCCGGCGCTTCGGTCATTATGGCTCAATATAAGGCCATGAAGATATGACCTATCCAAGCAGTCTCGACATTGCGCGCGGGCTGGCTTCGGGTTGTCGGTCGTTCAACAAGTTCGGACGCAATATTTCCATCGGTTCTAACTTCACGCCTGTCACACGTTCCGGCTTCTATCGCACGCCCCAAGCGAACGCAGCGGTTAGTCTCCGCATCAAGGCAGGTGGCAATGCCAACGACACGGCCAACGGTTCCGGCGGCAGAGAGGTCACGCTCGTAGGGATCGATGCCAATGGCAACCAGCAAGTCGAGGCGCTTGCCACTGCTGGGGCTTCAGCGAGTGCGGCCACGACCACATCATTCATCCGGTTGCTCGATGCCTACGTCTCGAAGTCTGGCACCTATGCGACCCAATCCGCCGGATCACATGCCTCTACAATCGTGATTGAGAGGTCTACAGGCGGCGAGGATTGGGCAACCATTGCGGATGGCGCACTAGGCCGTGGCAAGACTGAGATGGCGGTTTACACAACGCCGCGTGACAGGAGCGCAGCACTTCGCAACGTGACCATCTCAAGCGATGCTGATAAGAAGGCGAATATCGTCCTGTACAAACGCGAGAACATCCTTGAGACGGCGGCACCATATACCTCGCTGCTGCTCGTCACCGAGTATCCGCAAAGCGCAGGACTGTTTGACGTTGTTTTCGATCCGCCGCTGTACTTCCCGCCGTTATGTGATTTCGGTTTCCTTGCCAATGTATCGGCCAGCACCGTTGACGTTTCCGTGAATATGGACATCGTGGAGTTCATTAGTCGATGATGAAATGTTGCGACATGAATTCCGGCAAGCTGAAAGAGCCGGTGACTTTCCAACGCCGCACCTTGACTAGCGATGGTGCAGGAGGTCAGACGGAATCCTGGGCCAC